AATACTGTGATGGACAGATATGCGAGAGCTGTAAGTCAATCCGCTAAATTTGGCGGTGTATCAACAGAATTTGATAAGGCACAAAATTAATTTTTTATAAATAATTAGGTTATAGAAAAACATAACAAAACGTTAAAAACAAGGAGAAACTGATGTATCTTTCAGAAGAACTACAGAAAAAGTGGAGCCCAGTTTTGGATCACAAAGATCTTAACGAGATTAAAGATCCTTATAAGCGTGCGGTAACCACGGTTGTTCTTGAAAACCAGGAAAAAGCTCTCCGTGAGGAGAAGGAAGCCCTTTTCGAGGCAACTCATGCTAACCAAACAGGTTCAAGCGTTGACAACTACGATCCGATATTAATATCGTTAGTTAGACGTGCTTTGCCTAACTTGATGGCATACGACGTTTGTGGTGTTCAGCCTATGTCAGGACCAACAGGTCTTATATTTGCTATGAAGTCTCACTTTACCAGCCAGACTGGAACAGAGGCTTTATTTAACGAAGCAGATACAGACTTTTCTGGTGGTGGCACACACGCTGGATCTAACCCAGTAGACGGAACTTATACTTTCGGAACTGGTGTATCCACAAGCACAGCTGAAGGCTTTGGTGACTCAACAACTCTAAACGAAATGGCTTTCTCAATCGAGAAAACTACTGTAACAGCTAAATCAAGAGCTCTTAAAGCAGAATATACTGTTGAACTTGCTCAGGATTTAAAAGCTATTCACGGTTTAGACGCAGAGTCAGAACTAAGCAACATTCTTTCACAAGAAATTTTAGCTGAGATTAACCGAGAGGTTATAAGAACTATTTACAAAGTAGCAAAAACAGGCTCAGCCTCAACTGCTACAGCTGGAACATTTGATTTAGATGTAGACAGTAACGGTAGATGGTCAGTAGAAAGATTTAAAGGTCTTTTATTTAATATCGAACGTGACGCTAACGTAATTGCACAAGACACAAGGCGTGGTAAAGGTAACTTCATCATCTGTTCATCAGATGTTGCTAGTGCTTTAGCTATGGCTGGTGTTTTAGATTACGCTCCAGCATTATCAACTAATTTAAATGTTGATGACACAGGTAATACATTTGCTGGTGTTCTAAACGGTCGTTATAAAGTATATATTGACCCTTATTCAGCAAACACAGGAGCTGCTAGCCAGTTCTATGTAGCTGGTTATAAAGGCACAAGCCCTTATGACGCTGGTATATTCTATTGTCCATACGTTCCATTACAAATGGTTAGGGCTATTGACCCAAGCACATTCCAACCTAAGATTGGTTTCAAAACTAGGTATGGCATGATCGCTAACCCATTTGTTCTAAAAGCAGATGGATCTACTGATGCAGACACATTTACTGCAGACAGAAACCAGTATTACAGATCTGTTAAAGTTACAAACTTAATGTAATCAGGTCTTTCCAATCATTGGAAACTAAAAGCGCTCCGTTGGAGCGCTTTTTTTATGACCTTAAGATTTAGGTTCTAATTGATATTGTCCTTTCTCAGTAACAAATTCATTCAATTGTCTAGCTGTATCAATAACATCTTGTGCAGTTATTGTAGACAAAGGTAATGGCTTTTTGTCGTTTGGAAAGTTATCGTTGTGCGCGTGGATAGCATCTACTTGTCTAACATAGTTATCCATAAGAATGCCTTGCGCTTGGTTTAGTAAGTCGGCTCTGATTTCGAACCCTGATTTATTACTCATATTTTCTCCTGTGTATGTGTATGTCCTTAATGGACTAGAATATTTATAGTTTTGGTATTACTACCTATTTACTTTTGGTTAGATAGAAAGTATTATAAATACTATTACATTTGGAGGATATATGGCATATAGTAAACAAGTAGTAGAAAGATTCGAGGATGTGTTAAACAATCCAGCATCTCATGGGGTAGGTAGGTTTGACCCTAAGGACCCTAACGTTGCTACAGGCATGACTGGAGCGCCAGCATGTGGAGATGTTATGAAACTAGATCTTAAAGTAAATCCAGATACCGATGTAATAGAAGACGTGAAGTTTAAAACTTATGGTTGTGGTTCTGCTATTGCTAGTTCTACAATGTTCGTTGAAATGCTTAAGGGTATTACAATGACAGAAGCCTTAGAAATTAAGGATAAAGATATAGCAGCAGCTTTGGAACTACCTCCAATTAAACTTCATTGTTCAGTATTGGCTGAGGATAGTATTAAAAGAGCATTAAAAGATTGGGACGAGAAGAAAGCCAGAAGGCAACATAATCAAGGCCCTAAATGACAGTAAATACTTTTATACCTATAAAAACTGTTAGTCGTATGATTGACTTCACACCTATTGGTAGGGAGAAGGTTATAGAAAGACTTACAGAAGAAAATAAAAAAGGTGTAAGATACAGCTTACTAGGTGGTGGCTGTGCAGGATTTAGTTATGTATTTGACTATGCAGACGAACCACAAGAAGGAGATATAGAATTAGACTTTGAACAATTTAAACTATGGGTCTGTCCTATATCAGAGAAATATTTAAAAGGAACTGTTATAGATTGGAAGAAACAAGGTTTGAATCAACAATTTATATACATGAATCCAAATGAATCTAGCTCATGTGGTTGTGGAACGTCAGCTAGTTTTGAATTATAGGAGTATATTATGGCAAGAGTAACAAATTATGTAAGTATTCAACCAACTAGAAAAGCATCTAGTATTGGTCAAGGTGGCAGAGGTAGATCTACAAAGATAAGTATGTCTACAATGAATAAACATAAAAAAAGAAGCTACAAAAAATATCGAGGACAAGGTAGATGACATTAACAAATATAACTAACGTATCAGACGCATCTTTTAGTGCAAACAATCCTGGTGAGTTGGATTACTTACGACCCAATAGTTTTAAATTTATGGTTCATAATATTCCTAATGTTAGTTATTTTTGTCAAGCAGCTAACATTCCTGAGATAAACATTCCAGCAGCAGAACAATCAACACCTTTAGTAGACATTCCTTATCCAGGAGACAAATTACAGTTTGGTGCATTAATGATTAGGTTCCTAGTGCAAGAGGATATGGCTAACTATAAAGAACTATATGATTGGCTAATAGGAATAGGATTTCCTGAGAGTCATAAACAATCTACTGAATATGCTAAAAGACAAGAGTATAGATTTCCAGATGCTAGTCCTACTAAACTACAAGGAATGGCATTACATTCAGACGCTAGTTTATTCATGTTAGATTCTAACAATAATCCAATTACAAAAATTACATTTAGGGACGCTTTCCCTATAAGTTTACAGGGCTTAGATTTTGAGATATCTTCAGGCAACACAGACTATATGGTAGCTGTTGCTATGTTTAGATACAGAGACTATATAATTGAAACAGCAACATCTTCTTAAAACGGTATTACACTTACTTGACTCTTACTATGTAAGAGCTTACAATAGACTATATTATGATAACATTGAACGAAATACAAGAAATGTGGGAGGAGGACTGTAAACTAGATGAATTGAATCTAGGTCAAGAGTCTACTAAAATCCCAGAACTACATGCTAAATACTTGAACATGTTGACAACGTTCAAGTTACAATTACGCAAGAACAAATCCAACCTACTAAAACTAAGACGTTTGAAATGGAAATACTTCCGTGGAGAACTTACACAAGAAGAACTAGGAAAACTAGGTTGGGATCAATACTTAGGCAATGCGCCTTTAAACAATCAGATGAATGAATACTTAGACTCAGATTCTGATATAATTAAACTACAAGACAAGGTAGAATACATTGAAGCTTGTCTTACACAACTAGATTACATTATGAGAAGTATCAACAGTAGGTCCTTCGACATAAAGAATGCTATAGAGTGGAGTAAATTTACAAGTGGAGTTTTATAATGAATATATTTTTACTACATGAAAACCAAACATTATGTGCCCAACAACATTGTGATAAGCATGTTGTTAAGATGGTTATTGAGTATGCACAACTTATGTCCACAGCACACAGAGTCTTAGACGGAGATCAATATGAAGATAGGACAGCAGCAGGCAGGCGAATTAAAAGATGGCTACACCCTAACTCTAATATGGAGGCTACTTTATACAAGGCAAGCCATATCAACCATCCAGATGGTTTGTGGGTTAGAAGTAGTGATGCCAATTATATGTATCTATATAATCTATGGTGTAGACTTTGTGAAGAATACACTCATAGGTATGGTAGGAAACACTTAACAGAAGAAAAATTAATTAACTTACTTAGGTTTGCACCTAAGAATATTCCTCATGCAGCAATGGTAGATATGAACTTGCCACTTGCTATGCCTGATGATGTAAAAGGCAAGAGTGTTGTAAAGTCTTATCGTAGATACTACAAGAAATACAAAATAGATTTTGCTCGATACACTAAACGAGATTATCCTGAATGGCTATTAGCGTAAAAAAGAAAGACGAAGTATATTTAAAAGTCAATACAGATCTAAGCACAGATCAAGAACTTAATGACTTCTTTACCTTTGATGTTCCAGGGGCTAAGTTTATGCCTTTATACAGAAATAGAATGTGGGATGGAAAAGCAAGGCTATACAGTTTATACAAGAAAGAATTATATGTAGGATTACTACCCTACTTAAAAGAGTTTGCAGAAACATTAGAATACGATTTAGATATTGATATACCAGAGATAGGAGAAACTTGTGATGTCAAAGAACTTACTGACAATCTTAAATTACATGCTGGAGGAAGTCCAATACAAGCTAGAGATTACCAAATCGAGGCAGTTAATCATTGTATTAATGAGGGTAGAACTTTACTCTTGTCTCCTACTGCTAGTGGTAAGTCCCTTATTATTTACACTCTATTACGTTATCATCAAGCTAGGGGGCGTAAACAA